AAATCTGAATTACTAAAATAATTTGTTGCAATACGTGTTCGCTTATCAGCAAAGACTCTTGCTCTATCTGATACCTGATTGGCTGCAGAACAATTAACTGCTGGTAGTGGAGCCATTACCTCAGACAGGTCACGGGCAACAATGTCAATAAAGTTTGCTACTACGTTAGCATCTACACCTTCTGGAAAGAACTCAGGGTATACCTGTGATATCTGTCCTTTACGTACGGCAAGTACATCTAGTTGCCTTCTATCTCTCTCTGTCGAACGAGAACGTAAAGACTCTACTCTCGCAGATATTTGATTTATCGATAGCATTTAAATCCTTATCCGTATTGTTCGGCCCATTGTTCTGAAAAGGCTTCGTCTAGGTTGATTGTATATCTTTGTGCTGATTGTGCTCTAGTGGTCCATCTATTAGATGAAAACTTTTGCAAATGATTTGTTTGTTGCATAAACTCCCGTGCTCTAAGCACAGCAAACCATAACGCCATAACGCAGTCAGTCTTGCCTCTGGTATTAGGTTTCCAAGTTATCAACTGCTGAGTAAGGGACTTAAGTCCTTCAGAGTCAGTAGTAGATGGAAGTTCAATCATGTTATTCTTTTGGAACTTTTCATCTCTTACAGTTCCAAACAGGGTAGACATAGATGCTACACCAAATGCTGCGTCCCACTTATTTTTATTAGTAACATGAGATTCTAGCCTTACACCGTACATACCAAGCCATTGCCGCAAGTCATCATCTAATGAGTATGCCTTCTGATGGGCGTTGATTTCTACTCTAAATTCTTGTGGCTTGTATTTTAGTACAAGTTCTTCTATCGTACTTCTAATCTTCTGGGGGTTAGGTTCACCCATGTTAATACAATCTAGAACATATATCCTAGAATCTATTCTGTTATAAGTAATTACTACAAAGGCTGCATGAGCCTTATCTCCCATCGCTGGGTCAAATCCAATAATTGTGTAACCTTCAACTGCAGTCGGATGTCCCACGCCGCCTTGGCGCAATGGACCTTTTCTGCGTTGACCGTTAGTGCTGCCTTGCACCAAAGCGGGTGGGAAGATGGAATCTTCTTCGACATCCTCCTGCTGATAAACCAAAGCCCATGTTGATGGTGTTACTTCACTTCGTCTTCTCTTTAATGCTGGGCCGTCCCATTTCGGGAAGAGTCCTTCTTCGTCAGGTTCTTCAGAGTCGCCATCCCACGGAAGGTCCGATTTAGGCCAGAGCGTCTTCCAGTCTTTAGGGTCTTCCGAATACTCCAAAACAGCAGGCATACCCATATAAGTAAAAGGGCTTTTACCCCCAGACCAATGCTTGGTTTCTCGGAGTTCTTTATAGAAGTCTTGTGCTGCAATTCGTGTCCCTACGATTAGTAACTTGCCATTTTTACCCAGACGGGTAATAACTTCTTTTTGTAGCCAGTTGATTTGTTTGTCGAACTCATGGGCGTTTGCTGTAGTTATGCAGTCATCTAGAATGATGAGGTCAGCACGTGCTCCATAGATTTGTCCACCCATACCAAGTGCTTGGATGGTGGGGTCCTTCTCGCTAGAATTTCTAGCATCGCTCCCAAGGTAAACGGTGTCAACTCGCCAAGTGTCTGAATCTTCTTTCCAACCACCTTCGGGGCCAAAAGTTGTTTGCAACTTTAACCAGCGTGGATGGGAGAGCCTCTGCTTGATTGCGTACACGAACTCACGTGCTTTGACCAGCGTTTTAGAAACCACGATAATGCGGATATTTGGATTGAGAGCGATACGGTATGTGGAGTAGTTTACGGTGACTACCGTACTCTTGGCGTGCTCAGGTGGCACGTTAACCAATAGACGGGCTGGGTCACCCTTTTCGTAAACCATACTAGGGTGAAGCCATGAAGGCTCTCTATCCTCTAGTAAGTCAATCCAATCTTTGTGGTGTGGAAATAATCTTTGTTGTAAGAATATCTCGGAGAACTTGGGGAAATCTATTTCTTCTTTTGGGATACCTAGGGCTGCTAGAGAAGCATCCTTTGCGGTGGCTTTAGCCTCTGTTAAGTCGGCTGCAAACTTCTTGTCCCTGAGCATCCAGATTCTGACGGTATCTGGTTTCTTGCCACAGATTTCCATAGCCTTATGGACAGAGTGGCCCTCGGCCACAAGGGCTAGAACTTTAGCCTTTGCTCCTGCCATAGCCAAAGTTTTGGGGTTAGTACCCCCCTTTTCAAAACTCATAGTCTTGTCCCGTTTTCATTAGTTGTAACAGTCATTCAATACAGTCTGTAACGCAAGTCCCCCAAGGACTTGCTACTGTTAAAAACAGAAACAGTCTCTATACTGTTTAATCCGTTCAACAGCCTAAAACGAACACTTTTGTTTAAAGTATTTTTAAAAGCATGCAAAAAATCTATACAAAATAGGACAAACTGGGACTGGTATGGGGGATATACTTTGTACGGGAAAATCTTTTATGTAGATACTACACTGTATAACAGACGATATTAATCAGTCTGGGGTCATAAATGACCCACTAACTGATTAAGATACTGCCCTGTCGTCCTGTACAGATGGACTCCTGGCAGATTGCTGTCTTCGGCGCCTTTAAATACATTCGGGCGCCTCAGTTAAAACTAAAAACCTCAAGCACTATCCAACTAAGTTGTGCTTGCTCCAAGACTTAGCACGCCTCATTGCCCAAGCATAAAATGCTTATAGCAATTCGGCTCTGCGTCTAGGAGTATTGGTGTTCGCTCCATGCGTTACGGTGCACAGCCCCTCCACGCAATACGCTCACCTACCACCACACACAGTCGGACGCAGGCCACGGCCTCACTGGCTATCGCCAGACATTGTTCGGCCTACGCTCCCAGCCTACCTCGCTCTGGCTCGGCTTAACGGCTGCTCGCAAGCCTGCTAAACCTTACACCGCATTGTCAAATCGCCTTACGGCGATTGTCGCCCATGCTTGTCTGGCTTTTCGCCAGACTGGGCAAGAGTGACAATGGGATGTGGCGGTTGCCCGCCAGCGTGTGCTGGAGAAATATATAAGCAAAGGAGATACAGATGAATAATGAAATCATAGTTCAAAACCAACTTACCCTAATGAACGAATGTTTCAATTGTTTACAACTGAATGAACTATGCGCCGACTGCCTCGAAGCCAAGGAGGCTCGAGACGCAGTCATCGCCAACCAGATGGTTGATGAGGATATATACAGATACAAGCCAATGTATAGCAGCATGACCAAAATCCAAGATGAGCCTTCGGCTCATGACTGGATTTCGAATGAGACAGTTGTTCGTGTAGAGGAACCTACTCTCTCTAACTGGGAGAGAACTCAAGGCGAACCTATCTATACCATGAGAACTGAGTTCTTCGAACAGTCCTCATGGTTGATAGATAGAATCTTCGACCTCGAGGAATCCCTTGAGATTACTAAACACGAGTGTATCTGCTCAGTATGCCACTATACAATCAACAAACACGCAGTTTGTCCTAACTGCGCTTAACTAACCAAGGCGACTCCCCTACACTACGTGATAGGGGAAGCCGCCCCAATCAGAACAGGAGATACAAAATGAATACATTCACATACACAGAGTCAATCCTGAAAGGTGTACGAGATTACCAGTCGGTAATCAAAGGCACGGTGGTTGACCGCAGAGACGAAGTACTACCAGATGGTACTACTAAGTCCAAGTTCGTAGCATCTCGTCAGGTTACTATTACTGACCCAATTTTGGTAGCATTTGCTCGCCAAAATTTCAACCAACTAGGTGAATACAAAGTCACCATCACTGGCTATGAAACCAGCACTTACTCTGAAAAAAATCAGAAGTGGTACGATAACAAAATCGTTACTGATATAGCACTAGTATAACCAAGCAGGCGGGGTGGGGGCTTAGGCTCTCACTCCGCCTTGTTTTTTTTGTGAACCGCAGGTAACATATACGGTAAATAATGAGTCGAATAGGAGATAGCATGTATCTAGATACAGGAACAATGATAGCAATTATGATAGCCCTATTGTCATTAATAGGCGCACTGGTGTATAGTATCTATGTAATCAGGCTGATGGATAAAACCGTAGCCCAGATGAGAACAGCAAACGCTCACCTGCGTGAGCAGAACAGAGGGAGATAGCAATGAGAACCACAGAGGAACTACTTAAAATCAAAGAGGCATTTGCCTATGCCATGCTAGATATGTTAGATGTATTCGATGAACTCATAGCCACAGGCAGAGTATATGTAGCCCCAGAGCCAACCATTAATGACCTCATCAAAAATGAGGAGGAATCTAATGGAGTTCTTTAATCCTAATTCAGAGGAGGATACTCCTCAATGGGAACATACAGTATGGATTATGGCCAAAGTCAGGTGCCGAACTACACATATAGATGTAGATAGAGCAGGTGACGAAGCCCTTGACGACCCAACTGAGTGGCATATACTAGAGTTTGATACGGGTATCAAGCATAGCCAAGAGATTGTAAGGGTGAAATGATTGACGAATTCATTGCGAGTGCATACCTCACACCATTCCAGTCCTGGACATTCTTACTACTCTTTGGATATCTCACATGGAGGTTTATTAAATGAAGAGATTGTTAGCAGGGTATTTAAGTTGGCTACTAGCGTTCTTGTCAACACCATTCTTACCCAGTCCAGCAATGGCAGCAGCAGTAGCAACACAATTGGAAGCCAATTGTATAGACACATCTTTATGGACACCAAGAATGGCGAAAGCATACGCACAGGCGCTAATGAAATGGGAGTACCCACATTGGAACAAGTCTGAGTGGCGTGCATTAGCAAAACTTTGGGGCAAAGAGTCTGGCTGGAACCACAGGGCAAACAACCCTAAGTCAACAGCATATGGCATAGCCCAGATGTTAAAGACTAAACCTGGAACCCCAGCCCCGCTTCAGATTAAGCGTGGGCTGGTGTATATAGAACACCGCTACGACAAGCCATCCAAGGCATGGGCACATTGGCGTGCCAAAGGATGGTATTAGATTTCTGCGAGAGATGCAGGCCTAGCCAGCGTAATCGTAGATAAATAAATGTATTGGTATGCACAGTCAATCAGCAGGGAAACTTGAAATGATGTTGTGAGCGGTCGCCACTTACCATACCATAGTGGATACCAATACATTTTCTAAACAAACAACCACAAACAAAGGAGATACAAATGGCAAGAGGAAATGGTAGGACAATTAATGTAAAGATACCTACAGTTAAGGTAATCAATGCATTAGAAACTAAGTTAACCCAAGTAAAGGCTAACTATGCAAAGCAAGATGAACTTGAGGACAAGTATCAGAAAGCCCGCCAAAAATGGGAAAAAGATATCAATGCATGGGCAAGTAAAAACTTTGACAAAGCAGTAAATATCAGAACAAACTATCGTTCATGGAACTCAACCATGAATGTTGACTTTGATATAACTTGTGATGCCACAGATTTTCCACAAGAACCTGAG